ATTTCCTGCCCGTTGACTTCGAGTGTGACCAGTTCCACATATTCGTCAGACATGTTGTTTTCCTCCTTCCGTTACAATAACAGATCGATGCGACCGGCGAACACGTGCAGGCCGTTGACGACATCGGTCGGGATCTTGGCGTTGAGTCGGTTGGGATCCTGCAGATCCCGCTCGACAATCAGGCCGTCCTTGTTTGACTCCACCTCCTCGACGATTTCCAGGTCCTGGAGCTTCAGGAGCACATCGAGGATCTCTGATTTGACCTTCGGCGGCGTCTTGCTGGACAGCTTTTCCCGCGGGAAGCGGAGGGACACCCGTTCGCGGCAAGCCTTGCGGACGTAATCCAGGGTCCGGATCGTTGTCACGTCAAGGAGAGATATGTCGTTAATACCCTGGGGGTCCTTGGTGTAGGTCGTGACGGCCCGGACGATCTGCACCGTTTCACCGGGGCCGATCTCCAGGGGTGTCGTGCCGTTGTAAAGAAGGTTCTCCTGCTCCGTGCGGCTGAACCGGTCATTGATCGCGGCGGGGGCGATGCCTGTTAATTCCAGCGTGTTGAGCGGGCGGGCGGGGTCCTCCTCGTAGCACATGACCGCACCCATCGCGGCCGCGATCTCGTAAGGCTGAGACTTGCGGAGCGTGGCCGCCGTGTAACGGAGGTATGCGCAGAGGATGCGGCCCGAATTGACCTGACCGGTGAGGGTCGTCACCGTGCCCAAGGCGGCCGTCATGCCGAAGACGCCGACCCCCGGCCGCTGCTCCATCGGTCCGGACACGCTGTCCAGGTGCGTCTTGAGCGTTGCCAGGTCCGTCTGGTTGTTGTACGGGAAGACGATGACGTCGTACTGGTAGGCGAATGCCGCGGCCAGGGCGGTCGTCAAGGTCGGGTTGGTCGCGCCCGTGGCCATCGCCACGATGGTGCAGGTGACGCCGGGGGCGTTGGTCAGGAGATACCCCAGGCCGATATCGTTGCCGCAGAGCCCCTTGTTCTTGGCGGTCAGTGTCACGACAGCATTGGTGACGGAAGCCGTGACGGGCAGATCCGGATGGAGATCCAGTTCCGCCTTGAGGGCCGCCGCGATGGCGTTGGCCGCGTCCCCCGAGGCGATGGCGATTTCGACTCTCGCACCGCCGATGTAAAGGGTCAGGACACCGGTCCCCGTCGCCGGTCCGCCGAGCGTCACCGTGCCCGTGGCCGCGACGCCCGCCCCGGCATCGTCCAGGGCGATGACCGTGAGATCCAGATAGGGGTTGGCCTTGATCGCCGCCCGGGCAATCAGGTGGCACATGGAACCGACGCCGAAGTAGGTCTCGGCCTCTTTATCGGAAAACACCGTGGTTAGAACATTCTGGGCGACCGTCCCGGCGCTGGTCTTCTGGCCGACGATGAGCATCCGCTGCTTGTTGTTCGGCAGCGTGCGGACCGCCAGTTTGGTATTGAATTCAAAATATTTCCCCGGCTTGCGAATCGAAGCCGGAATGCTGTCGAAGCTGATGTTTTTGCTGGCCATCGGTTATTCCCCTTTCTTTGCTTTCTGCGCGGCGCCCGGTGTCAGGACCAGCGATCCGTCGGCGATCAGCCGCAGGTAATAGGCCGTCTCCGGCACATCCACCGTTTCGGCGTCTGTAATGTACGTCTTGGGTTTGTCTTCCATTGGGCATTGTGTGCCCGGCGCTGCCGTTACTTTCATATGTGTCCTCCTTAGGTTAAGCTGACCAGGTCTGACGCATCCGCCGTGTCGTCACCCGGTTTCAGGTAATAGTTCAGGCCGACTTTCAGCAGGTCGCCGATCTGCTCGTCGGTCATTCTTTCAAAAATAAATCCTGTCCTGAATTCGAGCTGGTAGACCAATTGTCCTGCCGCCGCCTCCTCCTGATTCGTGATATTGTCCATCCGGATCGGAACGAGGGCATCAATCGTGAGCCCCAGATTCTGGCCGACCAGGCAGGCGACGATCGCCTCGACGATCGGGTAGATGCCCTTACGCCGGTCGGACGTGCTCCGCAGGTGCTGGAAGGTCACGATGACGTAGACGGACGGCGTTATTTTGTACTTCTGGGCGATCCGTTCGAAGGATCCGCCGACCACCACCACGTCGATCGCCGGGACGGCCAGCGCCGTGTGGGCCTCGTCGATGCCGACCCGCTTCGGCTCGGCCAGCTTCAGGTTCAGCCTTTCGGCAACTTTGTTTTCGATGTCCGCCAGCATTTCTAAAATCCTTTCAGCGTGTCCCGCGTGAAGATCCTGTCGTCTGCGCTGCAATTAACCCCCACCGCGTCGCCGGTGGCCGTGGCCATAGGCGGCGGCGCAACCCCCAGGGTCAGAACGCCACGGGAAATGTCCTTGAGCCGGGCCACGGCCTTGTCATAGGCTTTTTCGATCACTTCGGGCATCGTGCGCCGCTTGTAGAGGTAGTAGGCGGCAATCTCAACCGAGAGCCCCTTGACGACCGGCGGGACCGGGTCAAACGGCACGCTGTAGCGCCCCGCGCAGTAGCCGTCGATTTCCGCGTCGGCCGCGGCAATGGCCTCGTCGATGCGGCCGATGATCGCCTGGTGCTGCTGATCCGAGGCCAGAATCGACGCGGGATGCAGGTTATCGTCGTCCGTGAGTTGGATCAGCGTCTCCTCCGGGAGCAATTTTTTGATATCTGAAAATGTACAGTAGGGCATTGCGATTCCTTTCAGATGTCGGCCAGGTTATTTACCTCGTAGAGGTATTCGGTTGTCATTTCCCGGCTGCCGCTGTAGGTCACGGATATGGTGACACGCCGCTGCTCCCGGGCGGATGCGGCATTCAGGATCCGGTTTTCCGTCGCGGAGATGACCAGTTCATGGGTTGCCACGGTCGGCGTGAAAGCCGTTTCCGCCTTTATGATCGTACCGGACGCCGCATCGACGATTTTCCAGGTCGCGGCGGACGGTACGATCGCCGCTCCGGATTCGTCCGTAAAGCTCAGGCGGAGCAGATGGGTCGATCCCTCGTTTACCGTTTCCATTTTTTCGCCTACGAAAAGGTAATGGCCAGATCGAGCGTCCAGATCTGCCCGGAGATCTTCGTTCCCTGGGCGCTGACCTTGCGATTTAAGTTCATGGCCGTATCGTTTGCCCCATTGGCGGCCGTGAACTCGTTCCAGGCAAAATTTGCCTCGGTGCCGCCGAATTCCGCCCGGAAGGTAATCGTCTGGGCCGACACCTGGGGATAGGTGGCCGCCATCGCCTTATAGAGCTTGTTCGTTGCGGCCTGCAGTCCGGTCTGGGCAGCGGCCTCCGCCGCGCTGGAATCCCCGACGCCCAGGTAGGCGTTCGCGTTGGAAAATGCCGTAGCAGTCAAACCGCCGATCAGCTTTAGAAATTCCGTGATGCCCTCGTTCAGCAGCAGGTTGCCGTCGATGTTAACCACGGAAAAGGGATGACCCTCGCGAAAGGCGGCCTCGTCCTGGTACTTGGTAATGGTCCATCTACTCTGATAATGGATGTGATCGTGCATGGCTTACTCCCCTAATGAATGGTGATTGATCCCTTTTTCCCCGTGACGGCGATTACGCCCCGCGGCCCCTCAATGATCAGAGTGCCGTCTTTTGACGAGACATTGATTCCACCCTGATCACCGGCAATATTTGTGTGCGCCGATACGCCTGTGATGGCTGCTTGCAGCGCCAGGGGCCGGGGGAATATGGCGATCTCAACGGAATCCATGCCGGTCCCGGCGTCCGCGACGCTCATCGCCTGGCACATGGCCTGGATCTCAAACCCCACCCCCGTGTCCGTAATGCCGATGGCAGCCAGCAGCCCCTGCAGCAAGTCGGTCCCCATTCCAGCGTCGGTAATGCCGATGACGGCACGGATCCCCGCGACTTCCACCCCCGCGCCTGTATCGGTTATGGACAGAGCCGCCCGAAGTCCCTGTATCTGGTCGGTCCCGGAAGCAGTGTCAAAAAGGCCGATGGCGGCGATAATCCCCGTGGTGTCCATCCCCGCGCCCGTGTCGGCCACGGCCAGGGCTGCCGCAAGCCCCTGCAGCAGATCGGTTCCTTTTCCGGTATCTGCTATAACGATGGGAATGTGGCTGACTGCAGCGTCCATCCCCGCGCCCGTATCGGCCACGGCCAGGGCTGCCGCAAGCCCATGCAGCAGATCGGTTCCCACCCCGCTATCAGGGATGATGACCCGGATCCCGTACAGGGAGAGGCTGTCATTGCCGACGCCAGTATCCGTCACGGACTTCACCGTTCCCGTAGGCGGCTGAAAATAGGGGTAGATCCCGCCATCCGACCACCTTACCGTGGTGTCGGTGAGCACCACATTTCCGTCTGACCATCTGATCCCAATAGTCATGCCTCACCTATGCAGCGATGGATGGTTCGGGCCAGACATACACTTCATTTCCCGACTCATATTCCATCAGATCGATTGTAAATGTTGCCCACCCCTCCACGCTGGGGGTAATCGTCACATAAAGCGTTTGTGACCAGTCGGCCGCGCTCGTCCGCTGGTTAATCGCCGGGGCGTGGGTTGTCTCGGTCAACGCTCCGTTGGCTCCAACGTACTGACAGGTCAACTTGAGGTTCCCCGCCGTGATCCCGGCGTAGGTTGTTTGTACCTTGATTGTGATGGTGCGCGTGCTGGCAGGCAACCATACACGCATACCGTCAATGATGCGGAGGGGGTTGAACTGGTTGCAATTTGCCTGGATGTTCGATGCTTCGATGCAAGCTCCGTTTCCCCCACCCGGATCGGCAGACGGGGCGTCGCCATTGCCATTGCAGGCGGTCCGTAAAATATCACCGAACACATCCCAAATACGGTCATCACCCGCAACACGGTTATAACTTTCTATGCAATATCGACCTACCGCATTGCTCGATCCCCTCGTTGTCGTCTCCCTTAAAGGAGACGACATGGCTGCATTGCGAATTGCATAATTCGGGAGCCCTCTCTTAATTGAATCAGAATGGATATGGTAGATATTGGAATCATCCATGTCAGCCGTTATAAGGTTGTTTCCACCGTTTAGGTTCAACAAATACTGGCACGACCGAATCATCCCGGCAATTTGGAATCCAGAATAAAAACCATCAGGTCCCATTAAATACTTGCATCCTTTGACAACCGCAGAATTCTCAAGCGTGACGCCTGTGCCCACATAGCCGATGCCGTTATGAAATACATAAGAACAGCCCAAAACCAGCCCGGTAATTTTTATCCCTCTGTAAGGCTGATAAATTGCGTAAGCACATCCGGCGATATCCCCGTTAAAAGTATGATCCGTACCTTGGGTGGACACCACTGAACAAGATACGACGACTGAATTGATAGTGGCTCTATAGCTCTGAGGAACCGCATAAGCACATCCACAAATCACACCGCCAAAGGTGGCTAAGCCATTCGATCCCGTCGTAAACCCGTTAGCGTAGAAAGTGTTCCCCGATCCCGCAGTGGCCCTTATTTCGCAGTTAAAAACTGATTTGCTCCTCGCACCTGAAACAATAATCACAGTGGTAGACGTATGCGACGACCTGATGGATACATTGCGGCTGACCAGGTATATCCTCGCCCCCGGTTTTTGGACACTGTCCGTTGCGGTCCCAAGTGTCACAAGGGACGTGGTTATGCCCGTCACAGTGTTCCGCTGTTGGTCGTACGGTTGCGGCCCGAAATTCACCAAACTGACCGCATTATGCCCGGAGGTTGTCGTCCAAGGGGTATCGCCCGTGATATCCTCAAAAACATTCAGGGTGGCATCGTTGATCGTCGCACCGTCGTAAATTTCGATCGTCCCGGTCCCGGAAGAGGTGATGTCGACGGCCGGTCCTCCAGACCTGCGGGCCAGCGTCAGATGATCGCCGTCGCGGCCGGGCGAAATAAAATACAGATAATCCGCTTCGAGGGGGGCCGGTAATTGTCCGCTCGACATAACCATCACGGCAGTGTCTACGGCCCATCCATGTGATGTTACTTCCAATTCATCGGTAGCCGTGTTGACACTTAGGACGGTTTTCTTCGTGCCGTATGTCCGTACATATTTATGGGTGGGTTCGGCGCAATAAAGGGCGACATCGAGATTGGATGCGTACAGATAAGCGGTCCCCTCAAACAGGAAGACGGCCTTGTTTGTAGAGGATAAACACCCTGTGCCGCCCCATGAACCGTCACTGTTTGCCAACAATCTCCCTTTATTGGCCCCGGTGCTCGTGCCCTGGAGTTTATATCCTGTCCGGATTTTGAGGGTTCCGTCCTGGCCGTCGCAGAAGTACAGCATTCCAGGGGTACCGTCGGATCCATTGATCGTCACGTTCTGTAAGCCGGTAAACGCCGACTGGTTTACATCCATGCGGACACTGTCACCGGCCGCGATGACGACGGCGTCGCCGTCAACGGGCACTACGCCACCCGACCATGTGGTCGTCGCGCTCCAGTTGCCCCCTCCGGTGCCGTTGGATGTGATCGTCGCCATTAGACGTCACCCCCTATTCCGGGATCCTCTTCCGGTTGCGGTAAAGGACCTGTAATCAGGGCGAGTCGAGCAGAGATGATATCCACCAGAGCGTCCTCTGTTACGGACATGGCGGGGATCGCCGCCACGTCGTCAAGGAGCTTCCCATCGGCGTCCCGGACCGTGTACCGGCACTCCGGCCCCCAGGGGCGGTCAATCAGCTTGTGCGTCACGTAGGTGTAGCCGGGTATGTTCATCTTTTGCCTTCCATTTTGCTGCTGTTGGGGGTGTGCCCCGGCCGATCGGTATGCTGTCCGTTATTCGTCTTTAATTTCCGGGTCATGCTCATTTTACGGTCTTCCATTTTTTCCAGTACAAAGCATGCCGCACCAAAAACAGCGAACGAGATCACACCGGCCATCAGGATTCGCAGCGCGATGGGGGCGGCATAGATCAAGCCCGCCGCGAGCATCAGGTAAGAGACCGCCCCCGCGATGAAGGAAACGTAGAAGCAGGCCGTTTTCCACACCCGGATCTCGATCAATCGATTGATCCCGATTCGGCTGATGAAAAGCATTGCCAGGTTAAAATGGTCTCGTTTTTTTGCCTTCTTTCGCATGGTTTGCCTTTTTTACCTGGCCCCTCCCGGCGGGGAGGGGCTTCGGTCAATTCACGGTTTTTGGTTAAGTTAAGTAAGTGTCCTTGAAGAGATAACCCAGGGCGGCGTCGACCAATAAGATATCGGTCTCTTCCGCCACTTCGTAGACGTCCTGGTGCTCCGCCTGTTCGCGCCACGTCATGGTACGGCGGGGCAACCCGTTTTCGTAGTGGACGCGGGCCTGATAACCGGGTGAGGGTACCTTGCGGCCTGGCGCCTTCGGGCGATGGAACAGGTAACCCATGCCCTTGCCCTTGTTCACTTCCCAGATGTACTGGGAGGTGAATTCCGTTCCGGCCTTCGTTTCCTTGGCGGTGTTGACGATGGCTTCCCCCACCAGTACTTCCTCTAGGTCGAGCATGGCCGCCAGCAGTTCGGCGGTCAGCACGCCCCGCTGGGTATATTTGATCTTGTCCAGGACGTCGGCACATTCCTTGAGCGCCGAGTAGGTGGCAAAATCGATGACCAGGCAATTCGGCTTGACCCCGGAATTGGACTGGATCTTCAGCGTCCCTTTGGCGATGTCGTCCAGGAACGTGTTCGTGGCCCCGGCAGGAGCCCAGAGGCCCTCCGCATCCTCCCCGCCGACATTGCCGTCCACCCAGGTGCCTTTGGTGATCATCTCTGCAATCCGCACCTCTTTGGACAAATCGACCTTGTCCGTGGCGAACTCGATGGCGTCCTGGTCGGGCTGCAAAGGGGGCGCGTTTTTCGATTTGGCAAAGCGCCGGTCTTCGTCTGTCACCTCCGACGCGAAGGCCCATTCCTCCGTGGCCAGGCTCTTCCAGTCAATGGGATAACCGCTCCGCTTCGCCCGCGTTCCCGGACCGCGTATGCCCGCATCGTTGCGGAACCAGGCACCCTTGGAATAGATGGCGATCTTGGCTTTCGGGTCGACGCCATCCAGGATCCGGAAGACGCGGTCCCCGATGTACGACTGGTTTCTATAGGCGACGGAGACGTTCTGCAGGGGTCCCGTGACCATCAATTCTTTAACGCTGTTCTGAGGCATGATTTCATTCTCCTTTCAGATCAGATTCTTAGTGGACAAACGTGCCCAGGCTGTAAATGGTGACCGCCTCCGTTCCGCTGCCCGCATTGGTGATGACAGCCAGGAACCGTTTGCTGTTATTCTGGGCGATGGTCATGGTGCCCGAGAGGCTGACACCCGTTCCTGCGGTCAGGGTGATGGTTTCCGCCGCATCCGCCGTGTTGCGGATGATAAACTCGAAGCTGGAGGTTGCGATCGCCGCGGCAACGGCCCCGACGATCTGGGCCGCCGTGGGTGTCACGTCGTCACGGTTGGCTCCGGCCGGATCCCGGAGGATCAATCCGCCCACCAGTTCCGCCGCCGTATAGGTCACCGCTCCGGCCGTATTTTTCGTCGCCACCGCCGTAACGCGCTGGACCGCATCGGTAATGGCAGGGCACATGCCCAACAGCAGGCAGCTTCCGAGATCGTCCTCCGCCCCCGTTGTCTCCACGACAAACGCCCTGGCATAGGCAAGGGCGGCCGAATTATCCCGGCCCTTCCCGGCATCGGTCGCCGAGACATACTCCGGACCGATAAAGGTGCCGAATCCCAGGGCGGCGTTACCCTCGAATTTCGACTGGCCGATCACCCTGACAACCGCCGCTTCCCCCTGTCCGGGGGCGTTCTGCAGGATGCCGATGGCCACCTCGGACGCGCTGTCCGGACGTCGTACCAGGCCGCTCGAATTGAGCACCACAAACTTGTACTGGTCGCTCGACAGGTCTTCCGCCGCAGGCCAGGTCAGGTCCAGTATTTTATTTTCCGTAGACATGCTTTGATCTCCTTTCTTTACGGCGCCGGTTACCCGCCGATTTCCTGTTGATATTCCCGGACCAGATCGGGATTTTCCCGCTGTACTTCGGTAAAGGCCAATCCGTAGCCCAGGGTCTTGTCGTTCTTCATTTTCTCCCGGATCAGCGCCTCCACCTTCGCTCCGGCCTGTCCCTGGCCGCCCGTGTCCTTGTCCCGCGTGGCGACCTCGCCGAACTCGACGACCTTCGGCAGCTCCGTTTCAAAGAGCCCCTTGAACCGGTCGTACAGGGTCGCCTGGACCTTATCGTCGCCTTCGCCGAACTGAATCATGTCCGCCTTTTCGGCCAGGGCCTCCATGAACTGGGGAACGCCGTATTTGACCATTGCGGGCGTCAGCTTGCCTACGGCGACCATTTTGTCGCACCAGGCGGCGATCTCGCTTTTGCGGGCCGCTAATAAAGCCACGCGGTCTTTTTCGGCGAATTCCGCGGTCAGTTTTTTCCGCTCCGCTTCCGCGGCATCATCGGCGGCCTGTTTTCTGGCCGCGGCCAGATCCGCCTCGGTGAAGGTCCCGCCCGTAGCGGACACCCCGGCGGCCGATCCGTCATCGGGAATTTTTCCGATGAACTCGTTAAACGCTGCGATCAATTTCTCCTTGAATGTCATATCGTTGTCCTCCTCATGCTCACGGTATAATGCAGATTGAATCTCTCCGGACGCCGTCTGGGACGGTGCCGCCCTTATATCCTCGATCGCCCACTGGGAGACGACGCGGTCCGCCGTGTCCTGGTCGAACTTATCGATGAGCCATTCCCGCAGGCGGCGCATCATGTCGCCGACCTGCTCCCATTTCCAGTTGTCGCTCTCGGCGAACTCGAAGACGGCGTCCGCCTCTTCCGTGAACGCCATATCCGGCAGGCCCTTGACCGCCGGGGGCGCCGCGCCCAGGAAGGCGACATGGCGGAGCGACCCGTCCGGGTAGAAGGCGGCCGAGCGTTTTTTGAACCGGCCCGCTTTCACCATCCCCTCGAAAGTCGGTTCGACCTGCCTGAACTTGGCCAGGAGCAGGTTGCCGCCTTTTCCCGCCACCTTCTTCAACCCCTCCACCCAGCCGTAGGCCGGTTTATTATCCTCGGGATGGCCGATGCAGGCGGGTGGCTCGTGCCGGGCGGCGTTGAACTTGAGGATGGCCTTATCGATCAGCGCGTCGCCGTCATGCTTCCGGCCCCGGCTGTCGGTCTGAATTCCCCCCTGAAAAATCGGGACCCAGTCATCAAAACCTTTGAATACAATCATGTTCTCACCTCATGAGATAACGGTTTGCCATTTCGACGATTTCATCGCTGTTCTCCCGGCTGAGTCCCAGGTAGGGCCGCGCCGGAATGTTCGAGCCCGGATGCTTGACGGCCCGGACGGGGTGGGCGGCACCGGGCCAGTAAAGCGCCTTGCCCTTGACCGGGACGATCGTCCGAGGTCCCGTTTTCCCGCCCAACTGGTGGATCGCGCCATAGACCTTGTTCGTGCCGATTGCGACGGTGTCATTCCCGATAAGCTGATAGCGGATGCTGCCGCGCAATCCGCCCATTACGCCCTGTTCAGAGAGTATTTTTGTGTTCTTCTTCCGTGCCCGGGTCGTGTTTTTCAGGGGCGCCCAGGCTGTGCCGTCCGGCGCCGGGCCTTGGTTGTTGAACCGGTCCTCGGTCTGCAGCACGACCGTTTCCCCGACCGCCTTCAAAAAGGGCCGGAGGTTCTTTCCCCGCTCGATCAGCGTATGAAAGACCCGTTGCACCTCGCGGTCTTCGATCCTGATGGTGATGTCAGGCATTTAATTTTCCTTGCAATTTTTCAAAATCATGTTAATTTTTGCCTATCTGTCTGTCGGGGCCGCACCCATAACCGGCAGCGGAGGGCGCATGTTCGTGCGGGGGCATGGCAGCTACTTAATTTCCTTCCGGGTATATCAGCCTCCCCGATCTCAACCGTCCACCCTTCATGTCATGTCCGCGAATCACATCGAACGCGACCAACTGTTCCTTCACCGTATCAACCAACACGCCCACCACACGTCCGCCCTTGATTTCATAGGCTTTCACATAACGCCTTCTTAAATAGACCCGGCCGCTGTCCGAAAACTGCATGAACCCCACCCATATTTCCTGGGGATCCGACAGGATGTCCGGGATCAACGGTAAATACTGTTCTCGGCCGTCCCACCTTTTCGGATCCTCGATGATGTGATCCGCCACTGCGGTGGTCACACCCACGGGAGCACCCAGTTTGTCCTGGTAAATGCCTTCCGGAACGGACGCCCGCAGGGCCTCGGCATCGCCGATCACGATCCGGGATGCCAAAGGCACCGGCGGTTTGCCCCCCGTCAACTTGTACGGCAGGAACGGATACATTTCCTTCCGCCACGGTCCCAGCTCCCGCATCTCTCCCGTTTCCCGGACCCAGCTCTTGCCGAATGCCGCCGTGCCGACGTTGTAGTCGAACCCTTTGTCGATGCCGACGGGCGCGCCCGTCTTCGGGTCGATCGGCGAGGGCGGCGCCTGTGCTTTTCCCTTTGCCCTGGCCTTTTCCATTCGTTTCTCAGACACGGGAAAAACCTGGCATCTGCAACCCCAGCCGTTCATGGGTTTGTGCGTTTCCCACCAGGGATCCGACGCCGGAAGCGTGATCCCGTCCCAGGCCAGATGCTCCGGGCGGGGGTGCCGCGAATCGCCGTGCCGGTACTGCAGGTACGGCAGGATCTGCATGACCTCCGGGTCCGTCATCTGTTTCCATCGTCCGGCGTTGTAAGCCTGGCGAACGTTGGTCTCGTAGATGACCCGGCTGCGCCAGTTCCGCCCGCCGTTGTAGTCCCAGCCGTGGCTGGAGACGATCCGGTCGAAATCTTTCCGAAAATCCTCCAGGGTCGTACCCTGGGTGATGGCCTTATCGACCGCCTCCCGGAAATCCGCCAGGAGATCGTCCCTGTAGGCACCGGCGACCATGAACCCCCTGGCGTGCTGCTCTTTCCAGAGGTCCGTCCACTTCCGTGTCGGGATGTTCAGCTTTTTTTGAAAGAACGTTTCCTGCTCCGCAAAGGGGAGCTTGAACACGGCCAGAAGCGCCGGATCTACCTCCTCGGCGAATTCAGGGCTTTTTTTTTACCCTCCTGCATGACCTCGAACCGGCCGGACATCTCCGCCAGGGTCATGGCCCGGGCAATGATCACCCCGAGTTCCGCGGGGGGCATTTCCGCATATAGGTCGATCAGGCTTTCCCGGAGATCGTCCAGGTTTTCGGACGTGTCCACGAGACGCTTGATCGGCGCCATATAGAGGGTGTCCGTGACCTTCACCGCCTGCTCCGTCAGTTGCTCCGTCGCCAGGTCGGCGGCGTCCGGTGCTTCATCTCCCTCGGCAAACTGAGGGGTGGCCCCACTGTCCAATTCGGGCGGCGTTTTTTGCGGCGCCTTCGGCTGGACCAGAACTTCGCCGGGTTCGGGTTCCGGTATGCCGTAGGTCGCATAAAAATAGCTGACGCCAATTGGCAGGCCGATATCACAGGCCAGGGTTTTGTCGATCGCGCTCTGCTCTTTCAGGTCCGGCTTCGGCCTGGCGTAAGTGACGAGCTTCGGGTAATCCGTCACGTCGTTGAAATTAAGATCCACGATCCACCGAATCAGGGTCTCGTTCAGGCAACCGTCGGACAGATCCGCGTCGGCTTCGATGATTTCCTGCCGGACCTCGCCCTGGGTCCACTCGTTCCCCATCTTTCCCGCCGTTCCCTCCGTGGACGCCGTCTGTCCCAGGACGGCCTTGCTGATCTGGCGGTCCATGTATTCGCAGAGCTGATTGTGGGTGACCGTTCCAGCCCGTGAAGCCTCCAAAAAACCGATGTCCATATTATCGGGCGTGACGATCCCCGTATCCGACTGGATGGCATTGACGGCAGCCATGAGTTTGTCCTGTTCCGGTTTCAGGGTGCCGGGCGGATATTTGCCCCAGGTGGTCGGCATCCCGAATTTCTCCAGGAAGATCATCCAGAACTTGATCCCGTGCTTCTTGAACCACACCGGCCACCAGAGCTTCTGCCCCAGGCCGCGCCCGTAGGGATTGTCGCTGTCGCCGTAGGTGTAGACGATGAATTTCCGGTCGGGGACCGCTTCGCCCTCGATCATGCTGGACGGCGTCAGCAGGCGCAACTCCCGCCGAGGGGTGAAGATGAAACGGCGGGGGTGCTTGCCGATCAGTTTCTTGATGGTGAGGTTGTCCCCCTGCTTTTGCCAGAGGACTTCCACGGGATGGTAGCCGTACAGGATCGCCTTCAGCATCTCCTGGCGCGCCTGGTCGAAATTGCAATTTTCAAGCACATTGGAAACGAAATCGGCGACAACCTGTTCGCGGGTTGTTGTGGCAGGACGGCCGGATTTCCGGCCCGACTTGGCCGGGACGATCTCCCATTCCTTGCCGACGACGGCCAGGATCCGCTGCTGCAGGACGCTTCCGGCGTGGGCGTCTCGGTCCACCTCGTCGTACAGTTTCAGGCCGCGCCCTGCCGCCTCCGTCCGCAAAACGGGATCCGGATTTTCCAGGCGCCGGATCCAGCCCGCGTAAATGTCAATGTCCCGTTCCAGGGTGGCGACTTCGTCGGTGATCGGTTGTTTTTTGATCTCTTCGGCCATCGTCAATAACCCGCCATAAAGTTGTTCAGGCTCTCACCTGCGCCGATGGTACGGTTGCCGGTGGATTCGTATTCGATTTCCCCGCCCCATTCCTGGGCTGTGGCGAAACAGGCCATTGCCCGCGCAACGGCGGAATCGCCGTGACGCATCTTGTTGTCCTTTCCCTTGACCCGCACCTCCGGCAACCGGGCGACGCCGCGGACAACCTTGAAGGCCCGCAGGTCCTCGATGCCGTCGGCGTCTTGGGCGAGCAGAATGACTTTATCTTCGAAGGCCGCCTTGAAGCGGGGCATGTTCTCGCGGTACCAGGGCTCGGTCAGCATGACCTGGGCGATCCGGCCCGCCCCGTATTTCTGCATGGCTCTTTCTGCCAGGTACTGGCCGTTTCCCCGTGCATCCAGGGCGCCGTAGCGGAATCGCGGCAGACGATCGCAAATGTAGTAGAAGATCTGTTCCTGCTGCTGGAACGGGATGTTGCGCAGCTCCAGACGGAATAGTTCTTTCCAGTTGGCGTTCCGCTGTTCTTCCCAGGGAACCAAAACAGTCAGATCGCCGGTCCGGCCAAAGTCCTCGCCGACCACGGTGTTCCTAGCCGGATCGAGATCCTGCAGGAGGGGCGCCAGCACCTCTGCGCACCAGTCCTTGACTTCGGCATGGCGGATATGGTCGGGCAGTTCGGCAAAAGAGGCGGGCTGCTCGTAGCGGATCACGGGGATCTCCGGCGACAGGCAGGTCTCGATCACGGCGCGGGTCAGGAAGGTGCCCGTCCCCTGGGACGGGATGCAGAAAAGCTCCTCGTCAGCGTCGGCGCCGTAGGAATCGATGATGCCCTGCCGCCAGAGAGCCTCGCCGTCCACTGTCCATTCACGGCCTAGGACCTCGCAGATCCTCCGGTAAAGACCGTCCCGAAGGGCGTCGTCGAAGGTCACACGATAGAGGCTGTAGGGCTTTTTCCCGGCCCGGATGTCCTGGACGAGTGAGTTGAATTCGTTCGTGTCACCGAAATGGGTGCTGATGATCCGCACCTGGCCGCCCCACATCAGGAGCGCCATCGCCGCTTTAAGGAGTCCGGGCAGATCGTCGTGGAACGCGGCCTCGTCGATGACCACACGGCCCTGCTTGCCGCGCAGGTTCGTCGGACGGCTGGAGAGCGCCGTGATCCGCCACCCCGAATCGAGGGTGATCTTGTAGGCCAGGATATTCTTTTCCTGGACAATCCCGCCGACTTCCGTCTCGTCAGGTTCGTCGTATTCCTCGATTTCGGAGGCGGCCAGGTTATAGGCGCGAGCCCAGTTGGCGCAGTCATGGATGAATTCCAGGGCCATATCCTTCGTGTAGCCGATGTACCAGACGTTACGCTTCTCGCCCTTTCCCATTTCGGAGGCGTAAAGGGTGTCATCCGCCGCTTCCGCCCAGGAAATGCCGACCCGGCGCGATTTTTCCATGACCTTAACCAGCGCTTGATCGGCGGCCCAGCGGGCCTGGTAGGGCAAAAGCACGCCCGTGGCGGTGCGTGCCTGCTCAAAATCATGCTGACGGTTCGCTTCGGTCATACGATCCCCAAAATCTTCTTCCGGATCTCCTCGGCGGTCTGCTCGGACAGGCCGCTTTTCTTGACTTCCCGGACAACCTCCTCGGCCGTTTCTTTTGCTTTGCTGTGGGCTTCGGCCTGCCACTTCTTCTGGTCAACGGCCGTTTTATTGAGTTTGGCAATGGCAACCGTCAGCTTCGTAAAATCGACGTCGTCGGGATTAATTTCACCCATCTTGACCAGGACCTGGAAAGCCTTCTCCTGGCACAGGGCGGTCAGGGCATTGCCGACCATCCCCTCCCCATCGCCGACGGCCTCTGTGATGGCTCGGGCCTGCTCGGTGGCGATCTTGAGCGCCGCCACCTTCTCCTCGAAACCCTGACCGTAACGGTGAGCGGAAGACCGGGAGACCGTAATTTCCAGGCCCCGTTCCTGCAGTTGCTCGTTCAACCATTTCGTCGCGCCGTCATAGTCGGAAAAACCGCACTCTATCAGCATCTTGTCGAACGCCGCTTTGATGTCCGGCGGCAACTGCGTTATGACCGAACGTGCAGGCATAGGTCTTTCACCACTTTTCCGGCCGGGCGATGCCCGGGTAACAGGGAACGGTGTATTCCACGACGTCGATGCCGTGATAATTGATCTTGGTGAACCAGACGGGCCTATTTTTGTCGATCTCCACCAGGTTGCGCTCGTCCAGGTAATCCAGTGCCCGGCGGATATCCAGGTCCGTGACATCCGGAACAATTTCAACAACGGCTGTCTTGATGATCGCTTCAGACGTCCCGACGGGCTGCGCGGCATAAAGCGCCCTCAGGATGTTCCACCTCATCTCTTCGCGTCGTGCCCGTTCAATATCCAGGTTCAGCATTCTTTTTTCCCTCTCAGGGCCTCCACGACCAGGTCGCGGAGCTTGTCCAGTTTAGAGTTGATGACCACGTCGAACCGGATGAAATCCTCGCGCCTGACGTAGGACATGGGTAAATCCGCCTTCAGTTCCAGCAGTTCCCGCTCTAGTTTCGTGCACGCCTGCTGGGTTACGCCGACGGAGGCAATCTTTTCCTCGACGTTCTTGATCCACCGGGAAAACATGATCCGCAGCGCCGTAATGATCAGAACGCTCCAGGCGGCGACCAGTGCCGCGATTGCCCCAAAAACCTCCCAGCCCTGCATGCCTTCCATCAAGCCAGACCTCCCGCTTTCAGTTTCCGCTCATGTTTTGCCTGGCAGTCTATGCAGCGGGTGGCGCCGGGTCTGGCCTCCAGGCGGCCCGCGTCGATTTTGTCGCCGCAGTCAGTGCATAATCGCGGACCTGACCCCGGTCCCGCACCGTGCACGGTACGGGACCGGTTGGGCAAAACGCCCTTTTTCAAAGGGTATTCTGGCGACCGTCCGAAATGCTTGTTCAGGGCATTCCGGCGGAATAGTTCGTCGTTTTGTTGGGCCTGGTCGATCTCATCCATTTCAGAACTCGAACCCCACCCCGAAACTCATGTTGCTGGCGATGGACGTCCCCTCGATGATCAGCGTCCCGTACTGCCACCAGTCCCGGTATTGGCGCGGTAAAAGGTAACTGATGACCGGGTGCAGGATCGCCGAGGCAATGAGAAACTTGTCCACGTCGCTCTCTTTGCGGTTCGGTCCTAAGAAGGGATTGGGCACGTACATGCCGCCGTGCTCGTTGGCGTAGTTGCGCTGCGCCTTTTCCATGAATAGCAGGCCGACGAAGGTGGCCTCCTTGATGGTGTCCGCCTTTGTCCATTGATCGTTTGCCGCCGTCTGATCCGCCGCAAAGGCAACCGTGCCGATCAGGATGATGATTAAAACCAGGGTCATGATTGTCTTTCTCATTTCGTCACCTCGTCTTGTGTCAGGACGCCCTTGTAAAGGGTCTCGTAATATTTTGATTCGCCCCACAGGTCCGCCAGGTCATCGGGGCTCCAGCCCCAGCCGGTCGATGTAAACAAGCCCGCCTTATTGAGAAACACGCCCAGGAGTTCCGAGCAAACCGGGTAGCTCCAGTGGATGTACTGGGCAAGCCGTAAAAAGTGCATGGGGAGCCGCCAGAAGGGATAGAGCTTGCCGTCGTATTTCAGGACGGCTCGATAGCCTGCCGAAAAACGCACGTCGTCCATCGCCGTATTCCGAACGATCCAGACCGGGCAGCCGACATACTGCGACAGGTGGTAATGGTCGATCCGCAGGAGGGACTCAAAGGTCTTTCCGGTCTCGTCCACGATGAGCAGGGCGTGGTTGTACTCGGCCTTGCCGTCCCGGCTGAGAAAGCGCTGTGCCGCGTTGACCGTCCCGGCGATCGCTGAATTCGTTTTGACGACGCAGAGGTCTCCCGGTTTCAGGTTCAGCATGACACCGCCCCCCTGTATTCCTGGATGCGCCTGGTCCACCCCCGCGCGAATTGCCGCTGGTCGGCATTGGGGCGAACCAGCATTTTGATCGTGTCGATCAGGTACGGATCGATGATCTCGCAAAAGTAAATAAACTGGATCCCGTTGAGGGCGACGAAGAGGGCCCGGGGGTCCTTGACGCACCATTTGTTGATCAGGTTAAGCGTGGCCGGGCCGATGGCCCCATCGAGGTTGATGGACTCCCCCAGGTATTCCAGGGCGAGCTGGGCAATGAGAACCGCCTTTTTGACCCCGGAATTGACGGCCGTGTCGAAGATCTCGGCGGCGATGGCGATGTCCTTGACTCCCTGCAGTTTGAGAGGATTCCAATAGAGCGCCTTATAGATGATACGCGCCTGTTCGGGCGTTAGGTCTCTGATCCCGATTGCTCCAATCAAGCCCTGTCGGATGGCTTCCATCAGGGTCGTCTCGGTGATCCCGTACTTTGTCCGTCCGCCCCGGTCCCCCGGAATATCGGAGTATTCCCCCTCCAGGCCCAGGGTTTTGTTGTAAGCGTAGTCAAATGCGTCCATCACGTTCTCCGAAAACCAAATAAAAAAGGGCCACCCGACTGTGTCGGATGGCCCTCTCAGGAGCTCTCACTTTTCACACCGGCGGGGTTTCGGTCCTGCTGGCCCTCCCAGGGGCTCTCGGTGTTCAATTTGTAGTCTTCTAACTAGCTTAAAGTCCTGTTTTTTGCAAGGATTTTCTCAATATATTGTGTTGTCACCCATACCTGGCCACAAGATCCGGGACACTTAAATTCCAGTTGAATATCACCGGCGCATTCGTGGCCCTTCAGGTCTGCCAGCCGCTTTCCGCAGACCGGGCAGGGAAGGATGATTTCCGGATCCCGTTTTCCCATTTCCCTTTACGCTCCCAGACCGACGTGCCGATTCAGGATATAAAGGATCTGCATTTCAACCGACCGGAATTCCTTCCCGGCTTCCTGCTCGATGGCCTGCTTGATTTCGGGATAACTATCCAGTTCGAGCGTGATCGAGCCGCTTTTTGAGCCCTCTTCGAGCCGTGTTCTATCGGGCGGCGTTTCGGTCATCTTACCCGCTGTCTGTCCGGCTTTCTTCCAACTGGGGCGGATGTTACCGCCCTTTATTCGAGCCGCGACGGCTTGCAAAGCCCCGAACCGTTCTTCATCCGTTTTCCCATTTGCGGCGTTGTAACAAGTATGGCATAGATCACCGACCAAGGTGAGGTCGCCGCGCTTGCAGTTACTGCAGGTCCCTTTTTTGTTCATGTCTTTTTCCGCCTCCTTCTCCGTATTTTCAGCGTCCGGTTCTGCGATGCAGCCCAATGTATCGTAAAAATAACCATCGGGCCGCCAGTCCGGTTTGCCGGTTTCTTCGCACAACTCAAATTGATCGCCGACAATAAACGACTCACGCTCGTCGCATCGCGTCCGGTCAGGGCATTCGTCGCAGTACATGGTCGCCCCCTTTCACTTGGCCGTTAATAAAAACACGATAAGGGCCAGGACAACAAAGCCGATCAGCACCAGCCACTCCCCCGTTACGCACATGTCATTTTCCCCTTTCGATTCCGAGTCTCTGTTTCAGGTTCTCGATGCCTGCCCGGACGTCCTCGGGCAGGTTCTCCGTCGGGCAGTACTCCTCCTGATTCCCGCTCCTGTGTCCTGCCAGGATCTGCTTTTCCTTCTGGCGGTGATCCTTTTCCGCCCGGCGCGACGCATCGCCCCGTTCCCGCTCGGCGATGCCGATCATGACCTGTTTCAAATAGTTGTGATTGTGCAGGATGGTCGAAAACTCCCGCTTGACGACGATGTCCAGGGCCTCGGCGATCCCCTGGCGGCTGATATTGTATTTCCTCTTTTCAAAGATGAACGCCTCAGCGTCGAACAGGCGCTTCATCTCCTCCAGGAGGATCCGGTATTTGGTAGCCTTAAGCTTTAAAGGATCCACCACAAAAAGTTTGCAATATCCCCGTACTAAGTCAGCATGTCCACCGAAGGAGGGCATCAGCCGGATGATGGCATTCAGATCGTTTTCGAGGTACAGCTCCATCAGATCCAGTTCTTTATGGCAGCAGGGGCAGGGAAATTTCATTTCAGCCACCAGCATTTGGATCTATCTAATATCTGGGCGTCACAGCGATGGTCTTCACGGATACGGTACCGGCGCGAATGCTCCAGACCCATGACGCGGCAGCGGCCCTCAATGGCCAGCACATTTCCGCCCAGGCCGCGCACTTCGAAGTCCACCACAAAACTCGTACAGTATCTGCAGTTGTTCCTCTCGTCGGTCGATCCTTTTCGATAGCGTAGTTCGTTTTTTTTCTTAAGTCGTTCTGTTCCCATCATTCCCAGTCCTCACCCAAACATCGCAATCTGGAGATCCATGATCTCGTCAATGTATTTTGCTTTTGTCCGGCCTATCTTGTGGCAGGCAAGGCATATCACTGATGAATACTTGCTTGGCGTCCGTCGATAACCGTTGAACGCCGAATGATTGCATTTCCGCTGAATAACCCGCCAGTTTATTTCCCCGGCGGGCTTTCTTCTTTCGCTGCAGTGACACCCGAACGATTTCATCCTTCGACAGCCTCCTTCATGGCATAGTATTCGGACAGTTTCAGGGGCGTTGTGTCCGGTGGGATGAATGGATCACTATTGTCACCGTATGGATTGTCTTCCACGGGTATCCCGACAATATAGGCGTCGCCGATTATTTCAAACGATGCATAACCGATCTCGTTTCCACTTAGGATAAAACCACCGCCTCCAAGGAGGTTTGCAAAATCCGAAGAAATCGGAATCTTAATAGCATTGACCTTTTTCATAATATTTTTCCCGATGCTGGTGGCTCTATTTGGCATGTAGAGTCCCTTTCCCTGATCTTTAAGCGGCCTCCATGCCCGACCTGGATCACGATCAAAAAGGAACCCGCTTATGGAAGCTCCTCGGCGATAAACAAATGATGCACCTAACTCTTGTCCCAGGGCATAAGCGGCAGCCGTCGCTTCTTTGTACATTTTCCGCCAGGTCGTTATGGTTTCCATGCTCTTTCCGCCCGGCTGGGCCAGGTAATATTTACGCTCCATAAACCCTCCTATATGATTTTCTCCGCTCAAATAGACTGCGATCAATGATTCCCAGGTCTTTCACTTTGTTTCCTCCGCCTGTTCCTTCATGGCATAGTATTCGGACAATTTCAGGGGGGTAACATCCTTGGGGATGAAATCTTCATCATCACCGATAGGTACGGATACGACATAATTATCCCCTATGGTCTCGAACGAAACAGATCCCCACATATTTCCCCTAACAATCAACCATCCGCCGCCCATCAATTCCGAAAACAGTCGGTGATCGGGAATGCGAATAGCATCAACCTTCTTCATTATTTCCTTGCCTGCTTTTGTCGTTTTATTGGGCATGTACTTACCGCAGCCTAATGCTCTGACGTTTCGCCATGCCCGTCCAGGATCTTCCTTTTTAAAATCAAATGCCACAATTCGCTCTCCGCTGCGGTAAATTCTCTGAGCCCCGAGCTCATGGGCCAGGGCATATCCTTCCTTAATGGCTTCGGTAGACATCTTCTGCCACGTTAGTATGGCCTCGTGACTTTTTCCACCCGGCGTCGCCAGGTAATATTTACGCTCCATAACCCCCTCCTATATGATCTTGTCCGAGATCCGCGTGATGATCTGCCATTGTTTCTTCGAGACCTTCATGTTTTCACCCCAGCAGCGGAAGCGTTCCAGGATGTCCTCGATGAAGGATTGTTCCCATTCCGTCAGGTCGTCCCAGTTGAGGTCGACGGCCCGCTCCAGGCGTTTCATCCAGTCGAATTCCTTTTGAGTCAGCATGCGGAAGTCTCCTTCTTAATTTCGAAGTTGAACGTCTCCGCGGGCTTCCGCTCCGCGCCGATCAGGAACAGCTTCTCGTCTGTCCACTTTTCGATCGCCTCACGGTCCAGAGACTCAACAGTCTTAATGACGTCCGTAAAGTTCTGTTCTTTGCACTTCGCCAGGGCGTCGCGGGGAATGGTCACATGATCGCCTTTGGCATGGAGCAGATTGCCGTTGCACAGGTAGACAATGTCCGTTTCGTCGAACAGGACGCCTTTCGCGGCCTTCATCAGACTCAGGAGCCCCTTCTCATCTTCACGGATCATTTCGATCAACGGGTTGATCTGGAGATCGTACTGCTTGGTCACCCTGGCCACAGCCTCCTTGCATTCCGCCATCAGGCGTTCCGCCACCTCCTGGAGGTCATTCATGTCTCCCAGGAGAGATTCGGCTCTTTCCTTTGCTTCCGACAGATTGATTTCAGGCCGCTTTTTCATCCCCACCCTCCATTTCCAGTTTCATCTGGCCGAGCAGATCCGGCAGGCTGATCTTCTGGATTTTGGCGACACGGGCCAGTATCCGGAGCGCCCTGACCCTGGAACGGCGGAGATACCCGACCAGTTCGCTTCCCGCCGAGGCCATGTAGTAGCCGCCCCCTTCCTTCGTGGAGGCGGAGCAGATGGCTACGCCATCCCGGCGCATGGCCGTGATCAGCTTACGGATCTTGCGGGTGTCGTTGATCCGGTTCCGCCAGGATTCGCCATAGACCGCCTCGTAGAGTTCGCCCATGCCGATGGCCTGTGTCGCGCCGATGTGATCGGATAGGACCACCATCAATTTTAACTGGGCTTCCGCGTCCGTTTTGCTGTTTCTTTGCATGTTCATTCTCCTTTTTTATTGGCGCCCGATATTGCCCGGTTTGCACCGGACCGCCTCGGAGCCGGGCGGCACTGGAGGGTCCTTTATTGTTTTTCTGTTTTCTGTAGCTTCCTGAGGACGGCCAGGAGCCGTTCCAGCTTGTCCACGCTCCGGCACCACTCCAGGTGGTCCACACCGCAGATCTTCTTTGCCAGGCCGGGGAGGCGCGCATCGCCGTTTTCGAGATTTGCGGCTTCCTCCCTTACCCGGTCGCGCAGCGCGATGAGCTGGGCATCTTCCGGTTTTTCCTTTCGCGATTTGGCCGCACGCCAGCCGTGCGATCTCAGGAGTTTCACAAAGTTCTCCAACTGCCAGATCGTCATGTCTGCCGCAGATGAGACCTTGAACGCCGTGAGCATGGCCTCGTAATAATCGTCGGAGAGGCCCATCTGCACCTTGGCCACGTGGATTTTCGCCAGGAGCCCCCGCCGCTGGTCGGCCAGGACCTTCTCCCCGCCGCGCACATGGCGCAATGTCTGCCGGTCGTGTCCGTATAGCGCAGGCTTCATCTCAGCACCTCCACCCGGTAGCGGTCCCGATTCGGAATGTTGTAGAGATTCACGGCCGTGGTCCCGCTGTCGCATTTCCGGCGACCCACCTTCATAATCAGGCCGTCCCTGCGGAGTTTCCGGATGATCTCCTGAACAAAGCCCCGGTCCGCCTCCGAGAGACGGGCAATGTCACGGCTTGAGAATGTTCCGGCGACATAGATTGCCTTGTAGATTTTGGGCATGATTACCGCCCTGTTTCCGTTTTTCCATTCGGAGTTGTACCGGTACAAAAGTTGTCGCCGATTCTGTTTTTCCACATATCCGGTCAGCATCACTTCGCCGCGCCTGCTGAAATCGCGCAGGGCGGTAATGACCCGATCCCGGTTTTTCGCCGACACGAATTCCAGGGCGTCGCTGACGTCTAACGCGGTGAAGATTCCCGTCGTTCCCAACATCCACGCCCGCATGCGGGCGGCCAACCCGGTTTTAGGCGCTTTTGATGACATCTTTCACCAGCTCCGCCGTGATTTCGTTGATGCCGCTGGCCGTCATGGCCCGTTCGATCGCCACCGACAGGGTCAATACGGGGCGCCAGTCGCCGCCGCTGTGCCGCTGGATCATCGCGGCAACGTCCTTCCCGGCCTTCAGGTTCATGGTCTTGCTGATAAAAAAGAGGATATCCTCCTGGGTGATGGGCGAAAACTCCAGCTTCCGCCGGATCCGGGAGGATAGCCTCCGCCGGCTGGCGATCCGTCCCTTGAGTTCGTCCTCGCCGATCAGGATGACGGGGCAGGCGTAGCGCTCATTCAGGTTCCGGAGCATTTCCAGAATTTGCATGGAGAGCAGGTCCGCCTCGTCGATGATGATCAGCCGACGGTCCTTCGCCATCTCCTCGCCGATAATGGCCAGGCAGGTTTCGGAGCGGTTCGGCCGGACCTTTGACAGCTCGAAGGCGATCTCCCGGAGGACCATTGCCGGGCTGCGGACGTTGAGCGGCGGGATGTAAATGGCCTCGGTCTGGGTGGCGTAATGCTTCGCCGCCTCGGATTTCCCGCGTCCGGCGGGTCCTGTCACCATCGCCAGGGACGGCCCGATCAGGCTCCCCGGATTGGCCAGTTCGTTGCAGACGTCGTTGAATTTTGATGTGTTACCCGTGGTAATAAACTGATTGTTCATCGTTCCTCCTTTATTCCGCCAGTTCCGCGACAAAGCGGTAGTATTCCTGCTGGTCCGGCGTCATTTCGGCCTGGTATTCGGCCATGAATTGCCGGTCGTCGTCCTGAATATCACCGCCCGCCTTGATGTATTGCAGGCACCATTCGTAGCGGGCCAACTCGTTGAAGAACCAGTTCGGACGGGTGGGAAGGGGTTTGCCGGTTTTTACCGGCAGCCCCTGGAGCGCCTCGATCTGCGCGACCTTCCGGTCCAGTTCCTCCTGGGTGTATTCCCGGGCGGCCTCCCGCCGTTCGTCGGCGATCCGTTTCTTGTCCGCGCCGATCAGGGCGGCCGTCTTCTCCAGGGGAGACACTTCCGAATAATTTCTAAAATCGGGGATGGCCTGCGTCATGGCCCGGTACGTGTCGGCGATCCGCTTGCGGCGTTCGCGCTTTTCGATGATTTTCCGCTCGGCCAGGTCGGCGTCTTTCATACTCGAGTATTCAGCCGGATGAGCCGTGCAGAGGTAGCGGCCCCGGTAAAAGACATGGAGGGCGTCCGCCTCGATGGGGGCATAGCGGAGGTCCACCCGTTCCCCGTGGAGGTTCAAAAGGGCGTCATGCTCGAAACGCTCCCCGGCGAACTCGATCCGCCCCATGTGGACGATCCGGCTGGCCTTGGACAGGAAGATCAGGTCCGCCGCCTCGTCGGAGACCCGGACGGGCCGCCAGCCGTCGTTGTAGCAGGCTTCGAGGCACGCAAAGGGCGTCGCCTCTTTCGGTCGCGGCTTCCAGGCCCATTCCCGGAGCACCCCACGGTGCGCCTTGACCCGGTTGTAGTAATCGACGGCCCGGTAAGCCCAGAGATAAAATTCAGAGGCCAGGAGCAGCTTCCCGGATGCGGCCAGGCGTTTCGCCTCTTCCTGGTCCACGTCCTGTTCGTGGATGCCGTCGGTCAGTCGCTTGACGTTGCCGGGCAGGCGGAAGTGGCTCCGGAGGATATTTTCAAAGATGTCGAAGGTGCCCTCGATCATCTTGGCCTTGGCGTTCTTCACGATGGCCCGCTTGTGCGTGCCGGGCAGGATGATGCAGGGATTCACCTCCTCGGCGTCGACGTCGAGGATATCCATCGGCTGCTCAAGGCTGGCCTCCCAGGCCATGCCGAGCGACCGGATGTCCGCCATGATGCCTATGATGTACTTCGACACTTCCGGGCGGCCGTTGTCCGTGTAGATGCTCTTAAAGGCTCCATAAACCCTCATACCGATCCGGAGGGCCAGGCCGATGAGCTGGGCGTCGTACTTTTTATCGATGGCCAGTCCGTAGAGGGTCCGGGTCCGCAGGTCCTGCCACATGTAGCATTCCGGCCGGAATACCTCGCCGGTTTCGTCGTCCACCGCCCAGAAGTCGAAACGGTGCTGGTCGCCGACGAGCATCTCGAAGGGGGCCAGGTCGGAGTAATCCCGCAGGACCGGCGGCAGCATGTTGTCCAATGCTTTCAGCCCCCCTTTCTGGTAGGCCAGCAGCAGCGGCGTGACCTTTTTGTTGTACCACCAGCGGGCGGACGCCTCGCCGCCGATCTGCCAGTGGCGCCGGTGCGCCTCGATGACTAGGCAGTCTTCGTACAAGTCTTTCAGGTCGATTTTCCGGTGCTCTTTCTTGAGGCAGAGGCCGATCCACCAGTCCAAGGCCTCCGGCGTCCAGACACGGGCCTCGTCGGCTCCGGCCTTGGTGTGCCGGAGCCCGGCGATCCCCGCCTTTTCGTATTTCGACATCCAGCGGTAGATGGCCTGCCAGGTGACGTCGTTGCGGATGGCGACCGACTCGATCCATTTGCGGCGGCCCTTGCTCCAGTTGCGGGGCATGTCGTCCACCTCGCGGAGTATCTGGAGGATATTCCGGATGCGGGGATTTCTCAGGTCGTCTTCGGAGATGGCGGTTTCGGGGGTCCAGGTATCACGGCGGGAGGCGGTTGGCGCCAGGGCGTCGGAAAAAGAGGGGATCGGGAGATCAAAGGCCGCGTCGACCACTTTGGCGGCCGCG